ATGCCGCCGAATCCTTCGGAGAGAATGACAAGCGAACGAAAGCGTGGCAGATACAACTGAACAATGCCAATGCGGACCTCAATAAGATGGAAAAAGAGCTGGATGACAACAACAAAGCTCTCGATGCGGCCAGCGATGGTTTTGATGATGCCGGTAAGGAAGCTGACAAGTTTGGAGATGAGATTAAAGATTCAGCTAAAGTAGCAGATGATGCCGGTGGAAAGTTTGAAAAACTAGGTTCTGTCATGAAGGGAGTAGCCGCAGGCATTGGTGTGGCCATGGCAGCTATAGGTACTGCAGCAGTGGGTGCGGGAAAGAAGCTGTATGATATGGCAAATGATGCAGCTGTTGCCGGAGATGAAGTGGATAAAGCTAGTCAACGCCTTGGGCTATCGAGACAAGGTTATCAGGAATGGGATTATGTCTTATCGCAAAATGGTGCCAGTATTTCATCTCTAGAAAATGGAATGAAGAAGCTGAATAATACCGTAGATGATGCCGTGAGTGGAAGTGCTTCTGCAACAGAGAAGTTTGAGAGACTGGGAATATCCATGGCGGACCTTCAAGGTAAATCACGTGAAGAAGTCTTTGAGATGACTATTAAAGGACTTCAAGGAATCGCTGATGAAGGTGAAAAAGCCGCTATTGCTAATGACCTTCTTGGGACATCTTCTGTTGAACTTGGAGCGCTCTTAAACCAAACGGCAGAAAGCACTGATGCACTAAAGAATAAAGCCAGTGAACTTGGCCTAGTGATGAGTGATGAATCCATTGATGCTGCAGTTAATTACACCGATGCCATGGATAATCTCACTCGTTCCTTTTCAGGGGTGAAGAATAACATCACCTCACAGCTCCTTCCGGGATTCACCATGGTCCTCGATGGCTTAACGGGACTTATCACGGGTCAAGAAGGAGCCGCAGAACAGTTAAAAGAAGGGTCCAGACAGACAGTAGATCAGATTGCAGTTATCCTGCCGCAGATTTTAGATGTGGTGACTGGGCTCATAGCTGCCATTGCTGAGGTGGCACCGGATTTAGTTCTTGCGCTTGTAAGTGGTATTTTAGATAACTTGCCAACGCTCATTGAAGCCGCCACAAATATTATCATGACCATTGTGAGTGGACTCATTGAAGCTCTACCACAAATTACAGAAGGGGCACTTCAACTGGTGCTAACTTTGGTAGATGGCATTATCGCCAATTTGCCAGCGCTTGTAGAAGCAGCCCTTGTGATGATTGTGACCCTTGCAACGGGGCTTGGTGAAGCGTTGCCAGAGCTGGTTCCCTCCATTGTTGAAGCAGTTATTCTTATTGCCCAGACGCTGATCAATAATCTGGATTTGGTACTGGATGCAGCCTTTCATATCATAAGTGGTCTTGCTCAAGGTCTACTTAATTCACTGCCGAAGCTAATAGATGCCCTTCCTCAAATCATCAATAGTATTATTACCTTCATCACAAATAATCTACCTAAAATTATCGAGATGGGCGTTCAGCTGACCATTCAACTGGCAGCAGGACTGATTAGAGCCATTCCTCAGCTTGTCAGCCAGCTTCCACAAATCATCTCGGCAATTGTGACAGGACTTGGGAGAGCTATCCCATCCATGATGGATGTGGGAAAAAATATCGCAAGAGGTCTATGGGACGGTATTTCATCCATGATTGGCTGGCTTAAAGGAAAGGTCGACAGCATGGTCAGCGGCATTGTCAAAGGGGTCAAAGGCGTTCTTGGCATCCGTTCACCATCAAAAGTATTCGCTGGGATTGGTGCCAATATGAGTGAGGGTATAGGTGAGGGCTTTACTGAAGCCATGAGTGGTGTGGAAAAGGATATGCAAGACACCATACCAACGGACTTTGATTTGGACCTGAACTCTCAAGTATCAGGAAATCTTGGAGGTTCTGAAGGTGCAGTCTTTGATGTGACCATTCCACTAACTATCGATGGGAACATATTAACCCGTGTTATAGCCCAGCTCCAGTGGAATCAGAATACGGTCACTGTTAGAAATCTCGGAGTGGCAGGAAGTTAAAACAGAAAGGAGGGATAAGCCTTGATTGAAATCTATGCTGGAAGTACGCTTCTTCAAAGTATCAAAAAAGTTATGAGTGCCAATGTCAGAGAAACTTTGGAAGGGGAATATACTCTTTCATTCATGGTACTTGCAAAAACAGCACTGGCACTTAAAGTAAAACAGATTGCAAAGCTGGATGATCAGTATTTTGAAATAGTACAGATATCAAAGAGTATTCAGGGCAGCCTTCCCATCTGCTCAGTGATCTGCGAGCATGTCTCCTATGTTCTGAACCATGAGATGTATAACATTACGGAGTTTGACTTCACCGGGGATCCAGCTGCAGGGCTTGCGCAGGTTCTTTCAGGTACACCATTTAATGCAGGTATTGTAGATTTCACAGAGAGTGTCACCATGAAGATCAATCAGGAAGTATCAAGAAGGGCAGCCCTTATGCAGTACATTGCCATCCTTGGTGGCGAGATTGAGTACGATGGTTACAACATCAACATTCGAAGCCATAGGGGAAGTACCGATTATATCCCGGTGATGGATTCAAAGAATGTCACTAACGTGGCGGTATCTCATGATTCCAGGGAGAATGCATCCTCCTATGACATCTCATTCTTTAAGCTTTTGAACCTTGCAGTGGGAGATAATGTTCAGATTGTGTTTAATCCTTTAGGAATCAACGTAAAGACGAGAATCATCTCTCTGGAGTATAATCCGTTCTACCGGTACAATATTCGGGTGGAAGTGGGAAGATACAGACCCAGTATTTCAGATACCTTCTACCGTATAGAAAGTTCCCTTTCTAGTGTGGGTAGCTCAGTGGATGATATCCAAACACAGGTGAACGACCTAGGAGTATCCTACACAATCGTTTCCAATCTTGTTGTGACAGAAACCACCATTGATGTGACCTACACTGTAGAGAAGGGCGATACCCATCAATATCATGCCCAGTATCAATACACCACCGACAGTGGCGGAAGGATCACAAGCATCACCCTGGATAACATTTTTTCGGAATTACTATTAAAGGAAGTCTCCACTTTAACAGTGGATATGATGAGTTTTTATATCGAATATGCAGACGGAACAACAGCAACATATAACTACACTGTGGATAGTGGTGGAAGAATCACCAGCGTAACGAAAGCTTAAAGGAGGGCTGAAGCCATGAGCTATGATCATATTTTTAATAATACCTTGGCCATCTGGACAGCCTTTGGTGGCAGGGGAGAAGTTCTTTTCACCATTCCAACACTCAGCTGGACCAAGAAATATTATAACAACTTTGGCTACACCCAATATGGCAGTGAGAAGCAGATTAATGTCTATGATAATGGTAACGCTCAGATTGCAGTTTATTACGCCAAGACTCCTTACATGTCCTACTGGAACAAGACTACCAAGCAGTGGACCGTTGTCAGCGTTCCTTGGTGGAGCTATGGCCAGCCGGAGATTCTCTATGCAGCTGATGGTGTGTTTATTGCAAAAATCGTAGGGCTTGCCAATGTCATCGCCTCTTTTGATGGCATCACATGGCATAATGCGGGGTACTGTCCCGGAGCCTATAATGCCATGACCTGTGGTGCTTATGATATGGCCCGAGGGTCCGGAATTGTCAGTTGGTGGTATTACAAATCACCGGTCTATTACAGCTTTGATTCTTTAGAGGAAAGAACCGCATGGACATTGGTCGGATCTGATGGCGCCTCGGTACCGATATTTAAATACCTGACCACCCATAAAGGAAACTTTGTGGGCGTGGTTGGTGGTGATAAATCCATCGCAATAGCCAGTTCATCCAGTCCAGGTCTTTGGACCACGACCATACCTGAGGATGTGAACGACACCCGGTATATGTTTATCCGATCAATAAATGATGTGCTCTTCGTGATGAAGTTCAACTACACCAATGTGGGCGGCGATTACACCTACTATGTGAAGCTCTGCGTGATGAGTGACGATGCCACGCAGATTACTGAGACGAACCTTTCCTGGGTAGGGGATCTGGCCAACAACAATATCCCAAATCCAAGGAACATCATCTGGATGGAGGACTGGGGCAAATTTGCCCTTCTTAAAGAGAGTATGCTCTGCGTTTCCAATGATGGACTATACTGGGAGGGGGTTGAACAGCCTGGCTTCACCACCAGTCAATATGATACCTTTGATGGTGCTATTTATATTCCCGGTGATGGTTTCTATGCCAAAGCAAGCGGCTATGTGTATTACGCTCCGTATTAAACAAAACGATTAAGGATAATGATTAGGACGCTCTTAACCGGGCGTCTTTTTATATACAAACTTTATGAAAGCGAGGAAAAGAACATGAGAGATATTTGGACCTTTCTTCAAATGGCTTTTGCAGCCATTGGTGGTTGGCTTGGTTGGTTTCTTGGAGGATACGATGGATTTTTATATGCCCTGATTGCCTTTGTGGTCATTGACTATCTACTAGGAGTGATGTGCGCCATTTTGGAGAAACATCTGTCCAGCGATGTAGGTGCTCAGGGCATCTTCAAGAAAGTGGTGATTTTTTCATTGGTAGGGGTGGCCCATATCATTGATCAGAACATCATCGGAG